ATCCGGCACCGGCCAGCCTTGCCGTGTGCCGCCTCCGGGTGCGGACAGTGGATACAGACCTTCACGGCGTGATCAGCCGGACGTCAACCTCGAGGTGAGGCGACGACCCGAAGTCGAAGCTCCGGACCCCGGTGATGTCATAGCGCCGGCCGTCGGCGTCCGTGATCCACGTGCCGGACGCGATATCGCGAGGCTCGAGGAAGACGACGTGCGTACTGACCTCGGCGCCGGCCTGCGAGAGCGCCGCGATCTCCTCGGCCGTCCGAGGCTGGACGAGCCCGTCGACCGAGACGTTCGCCGTCCCGGTCTGCAACGTCTCGCCGCCAACCGTCGAGAACGTCGGTGTGACGAGCGAGAGCGGGTGCGAGAGGAGCTCCGCGAAGCTCACGAGATGATGACCCCGTCGGCGTCCTCGAGGTACGGCTCGAATTCGGAGCCAACGCTGATGGACTTCATCGGCGAGACGCCGGCGGCCGTGCGGATGATCCAGATCTCGCGACGGGTCGCGTAGATCGAGGCCGCCGGCTGACTCGCGCCGCTGGAATTCGACTGCCAGCCGTAGGATCCGACCTGCTCGCCCGTGAGGCCGGCGGCCGCTCCCGCCGGGACCTCGAGCGCGCGGCGGACCATCGCCACCACGACCGGCCGAACGGCTCCCGGGAGATCGAGCGCGTCGACGTCGTCGTGGAATTCCGTCTCGGCGATCTGGACGACCAGAGCCGAGGCATCGACGATGAGCGCTTCCGCCTTCGCGAGCTCCGCGCCGGCGTACGTCTTCCCGGTCCGAGCTTCGAGCTCGACGATCGTGATCAGGTCGTGGCTCATCAGCGTCGGCGAGGATTACTCCCCGCCGCCTCCGTTATCGCCGCCACCGGCGTTGCTTGCGTCGATCGTCGCCTCGAGCTTCGTGACGAGGCTCTTCCGAGCGTCATCGCCGCGAGCCTTCTCGGCTTCGAGTACCTCGGCTGCGCGCGCGCCGTCATCGCCGACGTACGCCAGCGCATCCGTGATCGTCGAGCCCCACGCCGGACCCGGGTCGTCCACCGCCCGAACCGAGGGATGCCGATCGGCGGCCTCGGCAGCCGCCCCGGAGAGCTCGACCGGCTGCCCACGGAGGAGCGTATGCCCCGCCATGATCAGGCGATTGCCCTTGCCTTCGTAGATGTATCGCATTGCGAGAGATTCCCTCTCGGATCGCGAGAGGAGGCGGCCCGAGAGCCGCCTCCTCCGACGTATCCGGATCGGTTGGTCGGCTTAGGAGCCGACGATCTTGACCGCGCGGACCATCTGCGCGGCGCCACCGGAGCGAACGGTCCCGGCCGTGACGTCCGCCGTGAAGTTGACGGCCGATCCGCCGGCCGTCTCGCTCACCTGGAAGGTGTTGGCAGCGAGGTTCGCGGCGATGACGTAGTACACGCGCCCGGTCTCGAGACCGGTGCCGCCGGTCAGGCTCGAGAACGTGACCTCGTCGCCCGCGACGAAGCCGTGCGCCGTCGCGTCGAGGATGTCGTCAGCGGCTGCCGACGTCAGCAGCGTGATCTCGGCGCCGAGCTCCTCGGACGACGGGACCCACAGGCCACTCGCGTTGTAGTAGCCCTCGTCCGTGACCGCGTCAACGCCGAGCCACGAGTCGAAGATGACGCGATTCTCGACCTCGTCGAGATCGAATCCCTGCACGACCCGCATCGCGATGCCCTGGTATCGACGGATCGTGCCCCACGCGGCGCCCTCCGGGACGTCCGGAGCCTGCGAGGTCATCGCCACGGCCGTCCGGTGGAAGGCGTAGGCCTCATCAGGCGGGAGGCCCGGGACGGAGACGATCGTGAATCCGGCCTTGCGGCCGAGCGTCGCCTCGGAGAGCGCGTCGCCCGAGCCCGACTCGTTCGCCTTCACGAACAGGTCGGTCTTGAGCAGCGCCGACTCGATGCCGGAGCCGACCGCGAGGACCCTGCCCTCCTGCGGCACGTGCGCCTTGTTCAGGAGCTCGCGCGCCGGCACGATGAGATCGCTCCACGCGTTGTCGGACGCGTAGGCGAAAGCGATCTCGTTGGCGTAGGTCGCGCCGGAGAGCGCGCCGGCGACCTCCGTCTCGATCCGGTCGACGATCCCGATCGTGATCGGCTGCAGGACCTGCGCCCCGAAGTCGACGATGTCGAGATTCATCTGCTCGTCCGAGATTCCGACATCCTTGTAGATGTCGATATCGAGCGTCAGGTCGATCTTGCGCTCGTTCAGCGTGTCCTTGACTCGAGCGGTGCCGCTCCGGAGAGCCCGGGTCCGAGCCGGCGCGTACGCCGGCAGCCGGACCGACACGGTGTCGTTCCGCGCGCCCACGATGCGCCCGACGGGATCGCGCCAGATGAGACGCGGCAGCGCGAGATCCCGGATGAGGAGTCCGAGCGTCGTCGAGACGACGCGATCGGCGGTAATGAACATCAGATAGTGCCCTCGTTAGTTGCGCGGCACCTGCGCCGCGAGCTTTTGGGGATCGTTCTCCTCGTCGTTGCTCGCGTCCGGGACGGATCCCGATCGCGGCTTCTGGCCGCTCGGCCGGCGGAGCGGCTCGCGCTTGTCGCGCTTGTCGTCGCCCTTGCCGCCGAATGCCTCGAGGAGCTCGTCAGCGTCGATCTCGAGCTCTTCCTTCGTCGAGCCCTGTAGCCGCCGCGCTTGCGCCGGCGACAGACCCTTCTCGATCGCGACCTCGAGCCGGAGCAGGCTGCTCTTGGCCTCGTCGCGTTCCTTCTCCGCCGTCGTCGCTCGTTCGGTGACTCGCTGCGACTCGGTCTTGTCCTTGTCCTCGAGCTGCCGGAGCTTCTCGGCCGCGGTCGCGTTCCGCTTCGCGTTGGCCTCGTGCTTGCGCGCGAGCGCCTTCCACTTGAGAGCCTGCTTCGCGGGGTCGTCGCCGTCGTCATCGTCCGTGTCGGACGAGTCGTCGTCGCTGTCGGATCCGGAGCCGCCGGCCGCGCCGCCCTTGTCGGGAGCGCCGCCCTTGTCGCCGTCGCCGTCGTCGTCGTCTCCGGTCTCGAAGAGCCCGAGCGCGACGAAGAGCGCGCCGAAGAGGAGATTGAGAAGTGCCATCGGAGTGTGTGCCTCCCATGTCGGGTGGGGGTGGGGTGGTCGCTCCGTGCCGGAGCGGGGTCTAGGTGCCGTCGGTCGCCTGGCGGAACGCGGCGAGCGCGTCCGACCCGGAGAGGCCGGCGGTGTGCTCTTCCCACTGCCGTCGGAATGTCTCCGACAGGCGTGGGAGGCGCGAGCCCTCGTATGCGGGCTCGGCCGAGCAGGAGCAATGGTCGTGAGCTCGGAAGCGGACCGACTCGTCGTCGAAGACGGGACCGCGGCCAGCGAGCATCCGACAGAATGAACACGGCTTCGCGCTCGTCGTCCGCTGCCACCGCGGCTGCGCGGGATCGCGTCGAAGCGTCTCGATGATCGTCGAGCGACCTCCGCCGAGGGTGAGCGACGTCGCGGATCCCGAGACCCGGACGAAGCCGTTGGCGGCCGCCTGCTGGACCGACTGGCCGGCGCGGCGAGCGTTGAGAACGCCGAGGAGCCCGGTCGCGCGGAGCGCCTCGCGCGTGACGACGTCGGTCGGCGGGTTCGGGACGAACGGGCTGGCGACGCCGGCGACGCCCTCGACCCTCCGGAAGCTGGTGAGGTAGCGGACGGCGAGCCCGGCCGAGTCGCGATTCCGGCTCCTGACCAGCGTCGCGGCCGCGGCCGCGAACCGATCGAACGAGTCCGGGTTCGTCACGTCGAAGAGCGGCCAGAGACGTGCGAGATCCGCGACGAGCGCGGCCCGGATCGCGAGCTGCGCGAGCCGATGCCGCTCCGAGAGCGCCGCGCCCTCCGCTGTGCGCGCCACGCTCAGGCCTCGGCGCCGGCCGGGAGGATGATCCCGCCTTCGGTTCTCCGCTCGCTCGGCGCCGGCGCGTCTCCAGCGTCGGGAGCTCCGCCGCCGGCCTGCCGCTCGAGGAGCGCCGTCAGATTCGAGAGCGCGTCGCCCTCCGTCGCCAGTGCCTCCCAGCGCTTGATTTGATTCTGCGTCGCGCCCGGGACGCGCTCCCAGAGCGCCTTGGCCGGGATCCCGAGACCCGCGACGAGCTTCGTCAGCCCGTCGACCGTCGCGGCGAACGATCGCGCCGACGAATCCCGCCAGATCGACTCGGCCTCCTCCGGGATCTCGGAGCCGGTGATCTCGCCGACCAGGGTCATCAGCTGCTCGTGCGATTCGCCGAACATCGTCTGCCGCTCGTCGACCTTCCGGTCGCGACCCGACTCGGCGGCCGCGAGAGCCTCGGCGGAGAGGTTCACTAGCTCGCCGATAAGCTCGTGAACCGGCGTCTGCGACAGCGTCGCGGCGTACTTCAGCGTCTGCTCGCGCGCCGCGATCGACCCGGAGAGATCGGTCTGATTCCACTCGCCGACCTTGATGTCCTCCGGCGCGTCCTTGAACACCTGTAGGCGGGACGCCGCCATCTTGATCGAATTCTCCTCCGTCGCGCCGGTCCAGCCGATGACGTAGCGCTGTCGGAAGGCGCCATAGTGCTGCGCGACGAGGAGGTTGAATGTAACCAGCGAGACCTGATCGGCGAGCGCCATCAGCGGCGCGACCTGCCCGGAGACGAGCCGATCGACGGCCTGAGTCCGCGTCCGGATTCCCTGCTCGGGAGCCTCATCGTCCGAGTCCGAATCCTCGACCTCGAGGTAGCGGACGACTGGCGTCACCGAGAGGCCGTGTTCCTTCGTATCGACGGCGACGAATCGGTCCTTGTCGAAGTTGAGGGTGTAGATCGCCTCCGCGTCATACAGCCAATACTCGCCGTCGACGCCGACCTTCTCGAGCGCGAGCGACGGCCAGTCGGTCTGCCGGACGTCGTAGTCGGCGGTCATCATCCGCGGCGAGAGACCGCGGATCACAGGCGCGTCTTCGGCGCCCCGGATCCGGAGCTTCGCGTCGAGGAGCTCGGCCGGCCACACGACGGCGTACGCGACGCCGTAGGCAAGCGCCGGTCGGTGGATCCGACCCTGCCGCGCGTCGAGTCGATTCGCCTGCCACACGTGCCAGACGTCGGCGTTGTCCTCCTCGCGGGGTCCGCGGAAGCCGTCGACGAAGAGGCTCTGCTCGAGCGACTCGACGACGATCCCGGAGACGTTGATCCCGGACGCGATCCGCGCCATCTCGCGGACCTCCCGCGGGATCGTCCGCGGGATCACCAGCGGCAGCCCCTGCCGGCCGGTCCAGTAGCGCCGAACCGTGTCGAGCTTCAGCCGCTCGACGAGGAGACGGTCGCGGAGACGCGTCGCCTCGGCGATCGCCTCGTCATTGCTGAGCGGCATCCGCACCTCCTCCGCGTCAGACGAGTACAACCTCTCCGGTGACTCGCCGTCGCTGCTTGCTCTTCGGGAGCGCGAGGTAGACGCGGCGCGCCATCCTGGACAACGTCCCGGCGGCGAGCGCGTCGACCTTGCGCTTCGACTCTCGATGCTCCTTGCCGAACGAGACGCCCCACGCGTTCGGTCGCCGGCGAGCGTTGGCGACGTGCTCGGCGACGCGACGATCGCCGTCGTGCCGGAACGCGCCCTCGACGATCTCGTCGAATAGTCGCTCGACGCCCTCGAGCGTGAATTCCTTCGTCCGGGTCCGCATGTCCCACGCGATCGCGTGCTTCACGCTCGCCTTGACGGCGTAGCTCCGACCGAAGTCGGCTGCCCAGCGGTCGACGTACGTCTCCCAGCCCTCGAGGTCCGAGTAGAACGCGACGACGTCGAATCGGTCGTGCGCCGTCCGGACCGCGGTGTCGACGAGGTCGCGCGGGATCTCTCCGCCGTACTTGGCGGGATCCCAGACCTCGAGTGTGATCCACGCGCCGTCGTCGATCCGGGTCGCGATCAGCGCGGAGTGGTCGTCGCTCTTCGACCCGTCGAAGCCGAGCGTGACGAGCTCGCCCTCGACGAGCGGCGCCGGCGCCGGATCGCCGAGCGCCTTCCAGCGGTACGGCTCGATCCACGCGTCCTCGGCTGCCACGACCTGATTGAGGTACTTCCGGCGCGCCTCCGACGGCGTCGTCCGCGGATCCCAGATCTCGGCGACGTGCCGGTCGAGGTCAAGCCACGTCGAGTCGCCTCGAGCGACCGTGAGGCCGCGGCGGAGCGACTCCTCGTCGTCGAGCTTCGTGTCGGCCGGCGCCTCGAGCGAGTCATACAGGACGTCCCGGAGCCGGGTCCGTCCCTGCTCGATCGCCTGGTATGCGTCCCACTCGCGCTCGCCGACCGAGTCCTCGCCGGGTCGGTGCGCGTTGCAGATCGAGAGCGCTCGAGCGGATCCGTCTCGGCTCTTCGCGAGGTTCCCGTCGATGACCTCCGCCATCTCGTGGCCCTCGTTGTTCGAGAGCCAATTCTGGACCTCGTTGCGGAGGACGAAGGTCGTCCGCGGACCCTCGGAGCTCGTCGGCGCCGACGTGATCGCCTCGATCGTCCGACCGCCGGATCCGTAGACCACCGTCCGGTGGACCTCGATCCCGTAGTCGTCCCGGGCTCGCTTCGAGAGGAGCGGTCCGAAGAGCCGCATCGTCGTCCGCGTCTGGTCTCGCGAGACGGCGTACACCTGTACCCACGGCGACGTGTGCGGGATCGCGATCGGGGTCCCGTCTCGCCGGCGCCCGCCGAACCGACACGGCCCGGCGAATTCGACGAGAGCGAGGACCGCGCCGAGCGGATCCTTGCCCCAGCCCTTGACCCGGCGGAGCGTCCCGCGGCGATAGACCCAGCGGTCGTCGTCGTCGAGCGCGTACCACCACGCGACGAATCGAGCCTGCTCGTCCGTGAAGGTCCACGGCGAGCCGGCGTCGGGACCGTCCGGCTGCCGGAGGTAGCGCCGGCACCACGCCTCGACCGCCGGGAACAGGGTCTCGGTGACGTCCGGCCAGCCGGTCGGACCGACTCGTGTCGGGTCAGCCACCGGTTGCGCGGCGACGGTAGCTGTCGAGATCCGAGAGCTCGCCGTCGCCGGCGTCCGGATCCGCGCCGCGCTCGACCTCGATCCGCATCCGCCGGCGGTCCGCCTCGGTCGTCCCGAGGCCGCGCGTCGCGGCGAGGATGGCGTTGATCATCGAGGCTCGCGGGATCCGCGAGAGCTCGTCGGAGAGGAGCTCGGCGAGGAGCCGCGCGTGTTCCCAGTCGCTCGGCTCGAAGTACTGCGCCTGGCCGGAGACGCCGAGCGATCGGTAC